CAAGATCAACAACACCACGCCTATCAGGACTCCTGCGCATCAGGCTCTACTCAAGCAGTCTGGGGCAAAGGACGATAGTGATGTTTTGGCGGAGGTTCTGGAGAGCCTGTTCAACCGTTATCTGACGGTGGTGGACAAGGAATACTATCCCGACACCAACCGCATGTTCTTCATGCAGGGCTTTGGCGGTTGCGGTTTCAAGAAGGTCTACCGTTGTCCTATTCGACGCCGTCCGGTGTCAAAGTCTGTCGATGCGGACGATATCATCGTCTCGGACAACGAGGTTTCGCTCACAGAGTGCGGCAGGGTCACGCACCGGATACCGATGCGGCAGTCCTGGTTGCGGCGGATGCAGCTCGCCGGGACGTATCTCGACATGGATATCATGTCTCCGGCTGCGCCCGATCCGGACGAGGTGGAGCGCGCGGAGAAAGATGTCGCTGGGCTGAGCGTTTATTCAACACGTCCGGACGACTACAAGCACACGATCTACGAGTGTTACTGCGAGCTGGACATTGCCGGGTTCGAGCACAAGGAGAAGGGCAAGATCACGGGTCTTCCTCTTCCCTATCGTGTCACCATCGACAAAGACTCTCAGACCGTCCTTGAGGTGCGCCGGAACTGGCGGCGAGACGATGACCGCTATCTCGTTCGGATGCCCATCGTGAAGTACCCCTTCGTGGAGGGGCTAGGCTTCTACGGTATTGGGCTTCTTAACATCATGGGTAACGCCACGGCAGCGGCGACCACTGCGTGGCGACTGGCCCTGGACAGTGCAGCGTTCAGCTCCTGGCCAGGGTTTCTTTATTCCGAGACAGTCGGTCGCCAGGACACCATGAGTTTCCGCGTGGGGCTGGGTTCCGGGGTGAAAATCAACACGGGCGGCCAGCCCATTGGCCAGAACGTGATGCCGCTGCCGTATAAAGACGTGACCACGGGGCTGATCACGGTCACTCAGCACATCGAAGAGGAAGCCAGACGTGTCGGCGGCACGCCGGAGCTCATGGTGGGCGAAGGCCGCGCCGATGTGCCTGTCGGGACGACGCTGGCGATGCTGGATCAGGCGGTGAAAGTCCTGGATTCCGTCCACAAAGGGATGCACATCGCCCAGGCGGAGGAGTTCAGTCTTCTCCGCGATCTCTTCATCGAGGACCCGGACGCGCTGATTTGCTCTGATCCCTCGATTGAGCGTGAGTGGCAGAAGCAGGACCTCGTGCGGGCGCTGAAGACCTGTAATCTTTCCCCGCAGGCCGATCCCAACACGCCGTCACACACGATCCGGGTGATGAAAGCGGTCGCGCTGGTGCAATTGGCAACCTTGAAGCCCGACGATTACGACTCCAAGGCGGTCGCGCGCCGGGTGTCCACCATGGTTGGATTGGGCAACATCGATGACCTATTTGCTGAAGAGAAGCAGCAGGGGATGGACCCCAAGATCATGAAGGACATGGCTGAAATCCAGCTCAAGACCAAGGAGCTGGTGCAGAAGCAGTTGGATTCTCAGACGAAGGCTCAGTTAGAGCTCCTCAAAGAGAAGATGGACATGCTTCAGGAGTACATGAAGCTGACCAACAACCGCGAGGAGCGCCAGTCGCGGGAGAAGATCGAGGCCGCGAAGATGGCGCAGGAGCAGATGAATCTGGCGGAAGGCGCGCTGATTCATCCTCTCGCTACGCCGGTCGCGGAACAGTTCGTGCGGCAGTGGCCGCAGATGATCGCACAGCCGCAAGTACCGCAAACGCCGCAACCACAACGTCCTTCGGGGCGGATTATCTAAGAGGAGACACAGATGGCGCATCCTTATGCTTCACAGGCGAAAGCATCCCAGAAGCGTCGTCTGAGCGCGCTGGGCGCGAAAGCGGGCAAGAGCTTTGGCTCCAGCTCGATGTACAAGAAAACCAGCTATCCAGGTAAGGGCGCTGGGTCCTCGACCCCGATGACCATCTCGGGCGGCTCCAGCAGGAAGCGCGCCGATCAGCCCGCCAAGTTTGCGTCTGGTGGGTCTGTGAGTGGTGCACCGAAGGCCAAGCCGAAGGGGCATTCCACCACGAATATCATCATTGCCAACGGCGGTCGCAGCGGAAAGCGCGGCAATCGTGGCGGTGGCCTTCGTCCGCCGCCTCCAGCGATTGCTGTGCCGAAGCCTGTCCCAGTTCCTGTCCCGGTTGGAGGCGCAGGTGGCCCGCCTCCTGGTGCTGGTGCGGGGCCGCTTCCGCCTCCGGGATTGATGGGTGCGCCGTCTGGTCCGCCTCCTGGTCTTCCGGCTGGTCCGCCTCCGAGGATGGGTCCTCCCGGCATGGCCAGTGGTGGCCTCGCGGGTTCGAGCTATCACGACTGGGGCGAGGGCTACAAAGACGGCGGCGCTATCAAGAAAGCCAGCGGCGGCTCCATCGAGAAGAAGGCGATGGGCGGAAAGATGCTCCGTGGCGGCAACAAGCCGGGATCGTTCAAGCCCGGTGCCATTCCTGGTCAGCCGGTTGTGCCGCTTTCTGGCAAGCCGACTCCCATGGTTGGCGGGCTCGGTATGAAGAAGGGCGGCAAGACCAAGAAGTATGCTGGCGGCGGCAGCATCAAGAAGTATGCCGATGGTGAAGAAGTTGAACCTTCGGAGGGTGACTCAGATAAGGACGACAGCAGCTTCAATCTGAGCAAGGTCCAGAAGGGCATCAGGGGCTTGCAGAACGCCGTTGATCCGAACACGGGTGCGACGGGTCAAGCCAGGGCATCCGAGGACCTGGGGCTTAAGACGATGGCGCAGAACGATGCCAGCATGCGGAAACTAGGTGCTGCGGGCAAGCCGCAGAGCGGCGGTTTTAAGGGTGGCGCGCTGCCGTATAGCTCCAGTGGGTTCAAGAAGGGCGGAAAAGTCTCTTCGCACGACGACGCGGCGCAGGACAAGAAGCTGATCAAGAGCATGATCGCGAAGGAGGAAAAGAAGGAGAAGTACGCCGATGGCGGCTTCGTTCCGAAGAACGAGAAGAGTAAAGACAGCGCGCTTATTGGCTCGACCTACCGCAATCAGGGCACTGGCTTCAACCGGGGTGGGGTGGTTAAGAAGGCGGGCTCTCATTCTGGTTTGGGTCGCCTGCAGAAGATTGCAGGAGCGAAGGCCGTTCCTGCCAAGACGGAGCTCTGATGTTTGATCGTGAGGATGTGGTCTTCCGGGATGCGTTGGATCGCATCTATCACCGGCTGCTGTACGGCGACGGCAGCTCAGATCAGATCGCGGGCTACTACGGCGCGCTGAAGGGTTCGCAAACCTGGGAGGCGCACAAGCATGCGATAGGCCGCATTGAGGGCATCGAGATTTGCATCGAGGAGATGCGGGCGCTGGCGCAGAAGATGATCAAGGAAGATCATGAGCCTCAGCGATATGACCGGAGCATGAACTGATGCCGATACTCAATCCGGTGGCGCACGTTGCCACCACACAGCAGTCAGCGCAGTTCCCCTGGAATCCTGGCGAAGAAGAAGAATACGCCGCCGATCCCAAGGATTTCCTGCTCTCGCGCTGTCAGCTTGCGATGGACAACAGCGAGTACACGCGGGCGCTGGTGGTGTGTGCGACGTACTGTCTCCCGGCATACGACATTCTTCCTGGTGGGCAGAAGTTTCACCGTTCTGAAACTACGATCCAGGAGTCGCTCTACCAGGGCAAGGTGGGGCTGGTTATTGGCATGGGGCCGCTGGCGTTTGTTGATTCGGGTGCGATTATCTTTGGGGGTCAAAAGTTCGAGGTTGGCGACTGGGTGCAGTGGGACATTCATGCCGCGCGGCAGTTCACCATCAATCGCATCCATTGCCGGTATTTGAACGACACGCAGATCATTGCGCGGGTAAAGGACCCGAGGCTGGTCTACTGACGCGGGAGAGACGCGATGGCCGAGGAAGAGGACCTGATCGTAAAGTTAGAGGCTGAGCCGCCAGCAGAGGGTGATAAGCCGGAGGCCAAGCCGCCGCCGGTACCGGGACCCAGTGTTAGTCCCCAGTCTGCGGTGCAGGACCTGGAGCGCCAGATCGAGGCCGAGCGCGCTGATCGTGGGCGGCTCATGGCGGAAAACCAGCGGCTTGAGCGCGAGCGCGAAGAGGCGGTGCAGATCGCCCAGCGAGCCGAGCAGCAGACTGGCAACAACTACATGGCGTGGCTGGATAGCCAGATCAGCAATATGTCGAACGAGATGGACGCCATGGCGGCGCAGGCGGAAGCCTGCATGAACGATGGGGACTTCAAGTCAGTCTCGGAGCTCAACAAGCGTATTGGTCGTGTCGGTGGGCAGCTTGCTATTGCGGAGCGGGAGAAGCTGGCGTTTGAGCAGCAGGCGAAACAGCCCAAGCAGCAGCCCCAGCAACGCAAGCCGCAACAGCAGCCCAGGCAACAGCAGGCGGTGCCGACTGATCCCATCGAGAAGGCGATCCATGGGCGGAGCGAGCCGACCAAGCAGTTTTTGCGCAAGCACACCGATCTCATACGTAGCGATGGCACGCTCAAGGCGTCGGCCATCAACGCGCACGAGAAGGCGCTGGATGCGGGCCATACCGTCGATACGCCGGAGTATTTCGGGTTTATTGAGCAGGCGATTGGGGCTCCGGCTGGTGACAGCGCGAATGGCGCGACCGTTCAGGTTCCTGGGTACTCTGCGCCGGTTTCGCGCAATGCGGCTCCTGGAGGCGACAATCTCTCGCCCGGTACCTTTCGGATGACGCCCAAAATGCGAAGACTGGCGGAGGAGCAAGGCGTTACGCCAGCGGAGTGGGCGGCGAACTATATCAGGCTCGTGAAAGAGGGCCGGATGACGCCAATTACATAGGAGTTGCACATGAACCGTATTCCGTCCCCCGGCATGCCTCCCAGCACTCCCCACGCGGAAATGCCGCCGCTTTTCCCGACTGAGCGCGAGGAGTCACGTCCCGAACAGCGTCCAGCCTCACGTTTGGTGGACGATGGCCGGGAGCGCATGCGTTCTGGCGGTGCCAGCATCAATCCCTACGAGATGGACGACATCAGGCAGCAGTATTGCCCGACCAATGGGACTGGCACCAAGGAACAGGTTGCGCGTGAGATCGATTTCCAGTGGAACAACTATGAAACCTACGGCAAGCGCGACTATGCCATTGAGCGCGAGCACCACAATCAGGGTTGGCAAGAGGTGCAGCACAGCGATTTTCCGGAGCGTTTTGCGCCCGCTGGCACCGAGGGGCCGGTTATCGTCAAGGACATGATCCTGGTGTGGCGGCCTATGCGCTTGACAGTAGAGGCCAGAAATGACGAAATACAGCGAGCGACTCGCGCTATGCAGGTGCATCGCCAGAAGATGGCCGACGCCCCCGATGGGCAAGCGCCGCGAATGCAGCCAGTGATACGCAGTTCGCGCGAGGCTATAGAAATCCCCGACTAGGGGGGCGCGTCCGAAGCACGGGCGTTGGGAAGCCAACATTTCAATCGCACGGACTGCGGCGGAGCTCGCCAAAGGCCGGTAACCCTTGAAGGGGAGCCGTTCGATGGCGAATATCGACGCTGCATTTGGATTCAAGCCTGTTCGTCGCCTTGATGGCGCAGCCTGGACCGGCGGTCACACCACACGCAAGATGCTGAACACGGCGGGCGCGCTCAATCGCGGCGACGTCGTGAACCAGCTCGCGACGGGATATGTCGCGGTGTCCGCTGCGGGCAAGACCGATCACTCCAATCTCGGGGTCTTTGTCGGTTGCCACTATCTCTCAGCCGCACTGGGCTATCCGATCTGGTCGAACTACTGGCCAGGAGCCGGAGCTGTGGGTGATGTAGAGGTTTTCATCATCGATGACCCGATGGTGGTGTTCGAGGTGCAATGCAGCGCCGGTCCATTCACCATCGCCAACGTCGGTGAGAACGTAGACTTCGTTGTCGTGGCATCTACGACTGGGTTCTCCAAGTGGTCAGCGAACGCCACCACGGGAGTCACCGCCACGCTGCCGTTCTGCATCGTGCAATTGGGCGATCCTGCGCCGAATGTCGGCAACGGCTACGACCACACCACGCCATTCAACGTCGTGCAGGTGGCCTGGAACGACCAGTTCCATCGGCAGATGGCCGGTATTTGAGAAGGGAATGAGCTATGGCTGTTGATCTTGCATCAATCAAGAACGAGCTGTTCCCTGGCCTTGCTGCGGTCGAGGGGCGTTACAAGAAGATCGAAACGAAGTGGTCGCGTGTCTTCGAGAAACGCTCTTCCAAGATGGCTCTCGAACGCCGCACCCAGATGGCGTACCTGCCCCTGGCGCGTGAGAAGGGCGAAGGCGCTTCCACCTACTTCGATGAGAGGGCAGGTGAGCGGTGGATGTACTCGGCTGAG